ATTGATAGTGGCCACGCCGGTTTGGTTGAAAGTACGACTGAAACGGGAGTGGTTATCACTAAGTTAGAAAATTTATATAATGCTAATGAGCAATTGTTTGGGGATAAGAGCGACCAGAGCTTTATGCCTATATCAATTACATTACAAGATTAGGAAGTGGCATGATGAAGAAGGACCCGAAAAACGCTCTGCTTTCGACGTATAAGACAGAGCTGGCCAATACAAAACGTAAGGCCGAGACCATTGCGTTGACAGTAGATGGCGAAGAAGATTATCAGATTGCTAGAGAAACACTGACCAGTCTTATTAAACAATCACAGCATGCGTTAGAATCTCTGATGCTTTTGGCTCAGGATTCAGAACACCCCAGAATGTTTGAGGTTCTCTCAGGACTCCTTAAGACTACAGGTGATTTAGCTAACCAACTCCTCGACTTGCAGAAGAGGAGACATAAGCTCGATGAGTTGAATAATCCTCATAAGGCTATAGGTAATGGACGCGCGACGAATAATACTGCCATCTTTGTAGGATCGACTCCAGAACTGCAGAAGGCAATCCAACAGCAGGTTGGTAGGGTTATTAACGTGGAACTTGAGGACGATTAATGAATGATTCATATTTAGGTAATGCAAATATTAAGCGCGATGGTGTAAGTCATGACTTCACAAAAGAAGAAGTCGACGAATACATGAAGTGCGCGAAGAATCCTGTTTACTTTGCTGAGAAGTACGTTAAGGTCATTCATTTGGATCGAGGCTTAGTACCCTTTGAACCGTATACATATCAGCGTAAGATGCTACGCCATCTCAAGAATAATCGATTTTCTGTTATTCTTGCATGTCGTCAGAGTGGAAAATCGATTACATCTGTTGTATTTTTGCTCTGGACAGCGTTATTTCAATCTGAACAAACGATTGGTATCCTTGCTAATAAAGCTGCTATTGCTAAAGAGATGCTATCGCGTATCACACTAGCTCTTGAAAATATTCCATTCTTCTTGCAGCCTGGGTGTAAAGCTCTGAATAAATTATCGATCGAGTTTTCAAACAATTCTAAAATCTTTGCTGCATCAACATCATCTAGTTCCATACGAGGAACGAGTTGTGTGGCGGCCGATACATACATTACTGTAGTTGATGATCATGAAAACATTTTCCATGCTCCAATAAAAAGATTAGTGCAAACTTCTCTAGATGTAAATAACGATATGAAGACATATTTGGTTTATCAAATTAAAAATGAGATCAATGGTAAGATATATGTCGGCTTTCATGGGACTCACAACGAAAATGATGGCTATATGGGTTCGGGAAAATTGATTAAGCGGGCGATTGAAAAATATGGGCCAGAAAACTTCAAACGGACGATCTTAGCTCGTTTCGATAATATTGTTGAAGCAGAAGCTTATGAAAGAAGCATAGTAGATGATGATTTTGTAGATAGAGACGATACATACAATCTTACACTAGGTGGGAATATTTGCATACTCAAGGGAGATAAGAATCCGTTTTATGGCAAAAAGCATCCTAAGCATATAATGGAAAAAATAAGAGCGGCGAACCGGGGGCGAATATCTGCTCAAAGAACGGCAGCTGTTATAGACGGGTTGCGTGTGTCGGGCTGGGCAGATATTGCTAAGACTCTACACCTCAAGAGTCCAAGAGTAGTATTTCCGTTTATGGCAGGAGATCCAAATAATGATTGTTATTTTGAAGATCCACTGCTGCAAGAAGCGGCAGAAAAAATGTTTTTAAACCGTGTATCATCTAAACGCCCTGTTTCATCTAGAAAAGGCAAACCACTTTCAGCTGAGCACCGCATAGCAATATCAAAGGGATTGACGGGTAAACAGAAGAGCATAGAGCATGTTATGAAGATCAATAATAATCCCGATAAGATAAAGAAAACAGCCGCAAAATTGCGAGGGCAGACACGTTCTGAAGAATCGAAACGGAAAATGCCGGAACAAAAAAAGGGGAAACCTGCACGCAACAAAGGTAAAAAGCATTACTACAATCCAGTCAATCCAGCTGAGTCAGGTTATTACATAGAAGCCAACGCGCCAAAGCAGTGGGTAAATGGAGTAGCAAAATGCAAGTCTTAACAAAAAACGGGTTTCAGAACTTCGACTCAATTAAAGATCAAGGATTATCTAGATGTTTACTCGAGATTGTATTTGACGATGATACTACGTTTAAATGCACGCATGATCATTTATTACTAGTAGAAGACGAATTCGTTGCTGCTATCTTTTTAGAAGTGGGAGATTTTATTGATCATAGGGAAATTACTGATATATCTGAAATCGCAAATGAAGTAGTGTACGATTTACTTGATGTTGAAAATGGCAATCACTATCTTACAAACGGAGTCACGTCGCATAATTGTAATATCGTATTCCTTGATGAATTTGCATTCGTGCAACGTGCCGAGGAGTTCTATACATCCACGTATCCTGTAATTTCATCTGGTAAGACAACAAAGGTTATTGTAACATCAACTGCTAATGGTATCGGTAATCCGTTTTACAAAATATGGGAAGGCGCTGTTCAGGGTTCTAACGATTTTAAGCCATTCAGAGTTGATTGGTGGGATGTGCCGGGCCGCAGTGAGAAGTGGAAGAAACAAACTATTGCTAATACGAGCAAGTTGCAGTTTGAACAAGAATATGGTAATTGCCTAGAAAGTAATTCCGAAATTGACATTCTTATAAATAATGCTAATGAAGTTTACACAATCAAAATCGGTGATTTGCACAATTGTCTCCAAAGAAAAGGAACATGTGGTTTATCTCTTAACGAGGACATCCGACTCACAGCAGTACGTCGGAATTACTCTGCAGAAGCGCTTTTATAAACGAATGTATGATCATTCAAGATCTCTGCGGTTTAAAGGTGGATTTTCAATTTTTATTCTTAATTCGTTTTTGTCTAGAGCAGAAGCTGAAATTCATAAAGCAGTGTGCGTTGAGAAGTTCAATACTTACAACGATGGTTTAAACAAAACACTAGGCAGAAAAGGATATACATATTCAGACGAGTCGAAAAGAAAGATGAAACACTCTGCTAAAGCTAGAGCTATAAGAGAGGGATTTGAGCTAAGAAGCAAAAGATCTAAACTCGGTTGGTCGCGGGGCGGAGAAGAGTATAAACAGCATATGTCTAATATTCGTAAAGGAAAAAGACTCCGCAAACCAAAATTATCAGATGAGCAGGTTGAAGAAATAAAGCGCGATTTTGAAATAAATAGACTCGCATTAGAAACTACGCTTGAGGGTTTAATTGAACAGTATCGCAAATACAGGTGGCGGATGCCGACAGCCATTAGTCTTTATGCTAAGCAAACAGCTCAAATGTGGAATGTCAGTAAAACAACTATTATGAACATATTAAAAGGAAAATCACGCGCATGTCCTCTTCCAGCAATTTATCAATCTTAACACCTACTGGATTTCAACCGTTTAAAGGTATTAAACGTTATACACACGATGAATGCGTTCAGATCACCACTAGCAAAGGCCTTGCGCGAAAGTCAGCTTTAAAGCATCGCTATATTGTTGATGGGCAGGTGAAGTTTGCAAAAGATCTTGCCATTGGCGATATGATCGGTTGTCATCAAGTTGAAGACATAAAGTTTCTAAATGAAACTCATGCCATGTATGATCCGATAAATGTCGGCGTTGATTCTCTGTATTGTCATGACAATGGAGCTATATCTCATAACTCGTTTATTGGTACTGGATCAACATTAATCGATGCAGGTACTTTGCTAATGTTAAAAGCATCAGAACCTCTAAAGACAATATACGATAATGCCTTACGTATCTATGAACGGCCCGTCCCAGGACATGTTTATATTGCAACGGTTGATGTATCGCAAGGGCGCGGAAGAGACGATTCTGCATTCAATATTTTCGATGTAACGGCGAGACCATTTAAACAAGTTGTTGCATACAGTAGTAATACAATATCGCCTCTCATTCTACCAGACGTAATCGTTAAAGTATGTACGCAATATAACGAAGCGTTAGTCCTAATTGAAAACAATGGACCCGGCCAAGTTGTATGCAATTCGGTATACTATGATTATGAATATGGAAATACCTACATTGAATCATCGATTAAAGTGGGTGGTATTGGTGTTACGCAGACAAAACGAACAAAGCGTATTGGTGTATCAACACTGAAGGATTTGGTTGAAGAAGAAAAACTGCATTTGCAAGATGCCAAAACTATTATGGAATTGAGTTACTTTGAAGAACGGGGCGCATCCTATGAAGCTCGTGATGGTAAGCTTGATGATTTGGTAATGTCATTAGTAATGTTCGCATGGTTTCTGTCGACGACACAGTACGAAAATTATGATGCCACAGATATTCAACAGCTTCTATTTGCAGGTCGTTTGAAGGAAATGGAAGACGAACTCATGGATTTTGGATTCGAAACAAATCTGATTTCGGATGCGTTGCCAGAGGAATATACACAGCTTCGGGATGAGATGGAAGAGTGGTCAAAGATCTAACTTTAATAAATAGATTTGTATTGAATAAAAAAGCGATTTACTTATCATGAAACTTATAATTAACAACATAGCAAAAGGAAAACACAATGGCATTTTTAGTATCGCCTGGTGTTGAAGTAAACGAAATTGATTTGACTGGTATCGTTCCAGCCGTATCAACGTCAATTGGTGGTTACGCCGGTCATTTCGATTGGGGTCCGGTTGGCGATTTAGTCAATCTTTCAGATGAAGGACAAATGGCTAACTACTTTGGCACACCATCAGTAGAAAACATCGTCTCGTTCTTGACAGCATCCACATTCCTACGTTACGGTAATACCTTATTGGTATCTCGTGCGATTGGTGTAGATGCGGTTAACGCAACCGACGGTACCGACGAACATCTTTTTAAGAATATCGAAAACTTTGAAAAGGATTTTCTACCAGCTAATTTAAACGATCATTTCTATGCTCGCTATCCTGGTGTATATGGTAATAGTCTTCAGGTTCAGGTTCTTTCTGCAACATCTGATACGCGCCATAACATCACCAAGATTTATATTGGTGGGACAGAAGGCGATGAAACCGTTCTTCTTGATATTGAAGGTGATGCAATCGCAGATAACTCTGAGATCGCTATACGTCAAGTGCGTTCATCTTTGGACTGGGTTAACGAAATCCTAAATAGCGCTGCTTCATTCTATATTGAAGCAACAGCAACTCCAGGTCAGTATCTTCTACTCAGCTCACCATCTATCCCAGAAACATCTGAGGGTGCTAATGATGAAGTGGATAGTGTACCTTACAATCCTGCCGCTAACTTTACGGTCGCTTTGACTGATGAGGTTCTTTGCCCAACGGTTAATAATGGTTTCGGATATGTTCCGCCTCAAGCTGCGAACTTTGAAAGCACATTTGAACGTTCTCCAGGAACTTCAGCATGGGCTGAACTTCGTGGTGTGGCTAACGACGAAATCCACGTTTTGGTTATTGACGAAGATGGTTCATTCTCTGGAACGCCTGGGACAATCCTTGAACGCTGGGAAAATCTCTCAGTAATTCCTGGTGCGACCTATTCTGAAGGTGGAAGCATGTATTATCGCGACGTTATCAATAACGGATCGAACTACATCATCGCCAATTCAGTTGCTGGTGAGATTGTTACTGGTGCAGATAATGCTGATCTATCTGGTTTGACGATTTCGGCTGGTACTGATCTAATAGGATCAATCTGGATCGGCTCGCTCACATTGGGTAATAACGGCACCAACGATGCCGGTAACGTTTATGATGCACTGGAACTTTTCGCAGATGCTGAAACATTGGATGTCAATCTGTTGTTCGCTGAGAACGATGATGCTGACCAGATCA